GCAAACATTGCATAGGGTAACAGGAACACTTGCAAAGTCTATCACCTATAATATTGTAAACGATTTTAATGCGAAAGTGGGTACTAATGTTCGGTATGCAGCAATTCATGAGTTTGGTGGTACTATTAATGCTAAACCGGGTGGAGCTTTACATTTTAAGATTAAGGATAGTTGGGTTACGACTAAATCAGTTGTTATACCGGCAAGGCCCTATCTCTCACCATCGATAGAGTATGTGTTTCAACATGAAGCTCCCAGCATAATGAACAAGTTGGCCAATGAGTTTCTTGGTAAGGAGTGGTATAAGAAATGACGATTAATACTATATATGATGGAATTAAATATTATATACAAAACAATTTAGAAAATTACTTACAACCGGATGGTGATGTAACGGCTCCTATGTTTAAGAGTATATTACGGTCATCAGTCTATGATATATTGGGTCTTAAATTATATCCTGCATTAATGATGGAATATGGAAGAATTGAAGCTGAGAGAGCAACTACTACATCAGACTTTTATACATTGCCCATAACATTTTATTGCATATCATCTGGTGGTGATACTGAGAAGCTCCAAGCATTATCTGAGATTTATGTTTGGGCATTAAAGAATATGTTTGAGAAGGATCCAAGCTTAGGTGGCATTGTTGACAACTGCAGCATTATTGCATATGAATTTTCGCCATCATTGCCCAGAAATACGGGGTTTGTGCATGTGGGTTTATTATATACAGGATTCGAGATAACGGTTTTAAAAAATAAGGAGGACAGATAAATGAACTTTTCAGGTAATGATTCAAGATTTCAAATTGGTAAAGAAGCAACGTACGGAGCAGCTCTTACACAACCTACTCAGCAACTCGAGATATTAAACGAGAGTGTTCATCAGGTGAACATATCAGTTGAGTCCGAAGCTTTGGTTGGTGCGGTTACAACTCCATTCTATTCAGTGGTGGGTGTTAAGGTCGAGGGCGATGTTTCGATTGAAGTTCATCCCGATAATATTGGTTTGCTTATAGCAGCAGCTTTGGGTAAAGAGGCGGATGTTGTCGGAGCTACTGCTTTTACACATTCATTTACTCCAGCCAAAGGTGGAGATTCACTTCCATCTCTTGCCGCTGTTGTAGACAAAAAGGCTGATATATTTATGTATCAAGGTTTAAAGATTGATACGATGACTTTGGAAACAGATCCAGGATCACTATTAACATCATCAATCAGCTTCATAGGACAGAAGGAAGGGGCTGGCGGATCTCTTGTTGATGCCCTAACACCATCAACAGTTAATCCATTCCACTTCAATCACATGTACGTATATTTTGGTACTGCTGGTGCTGAAGCGGCAACTAACATAGGACAAGCGGTGAGTTTCTCGTTCAATTATAGCAACAACCTTGAGAATGATTTGTTCGTAGCTGATGGTACACCATATATGGCAGAAATTGATTATCAAAAGAGAGATATCACATTTGATATTGAAACACTTTATGATGATGATATTAATGCATACAGAGCTGCTAATTATAAGACTGGAGAAAAACTTTCTGTTAAGGTTGAATTCATTCATGATCAGAATGTTGTATCCGGGACTAAATACAAACTCGTTCTTGACATGCTTAATTGCGTAATAACAGAAGCTCCGAATGATATTGGTGGTGCTGAGAGAATGAGAATTCCTCTTTCTTTCCGAGCACTGGAGACTGGTGGTGATGAAGCTATAACAATCAAAGTTGTGAACGCAGAAGCTGATAAATATTAGGAGATAATATGAGAGACATTGGTGAACAAACCGATGAGAATAGAAACAGAATAACAACATGGTTATTTTTATTGGTTATGAGATTATACGGTCAGAACATCTATTCTGATGAATCGTACATCTGGAAAGTATTAGAAATGAATGATGTAAAAGAAATAGACGTATTTTTTTCCAGCATCTTGGCCGACTTTAAATTTAGGAAGCAAGATGTTGGAAAATTTTTAAAAGCATTCTTAAAAGAACAAGATATACAAAGCCGTTAGACGACGGTTAAATTATTAAGGAGGAATCAAGATGATTCTTAAGGACAGAAACGCAGGTATATTCACACTGAAATTAAACGTAGGTGAGCATTTTGGAATGAAGAGTGATGCTCTTTATATAGTATTGAGAGAACCGACAATGGATGAAGTATTACGTATTCAGGGTCAAAAGGACGAAGCTGAACGTATAACAGCAACATTCAACAAAATAATGGATATGATTATAGAACACAACTTTGAGTCTGAAGAGGGCAAGATGATGAGCAATAAGGATGTATGGGCTGAACTGATGAAGAGATCTGATGCCGCTTCTATCGTAAGTGAACAATGGACGGACAATTGCCCTTTGTTTCGCAGGAGCAAGCTGAAGTCCGCCGTATAGCATCATATACGTTAAAGGGATTCAAATTGGGCAAACTTGATAATACGGGAATGCTCATTTCAACTTGCTTTAGAAACTTTCAGCTGGTGTCTGGTCTTGAGTATGGTGATGTATATGCCCTTCCTTATTCGGGCGGGGTATTTGATCAGCCATATAAAACTCTACAGATGTGGAACATCTTTAAAGAAGAGCTTTTGAAATTCATAGCTCAAGAACAAAAAAAACAAGCTGCTAAAACCAAAGGCAGGAGGTAAGTAAATGGCATTCAAACCAACGGCTGAGTATGACATAAAAGCTAAAGATGATTCAAAATCCGGGATAGCATCGGCTTCGGCTAATCTTTCATCTTTCGGAAAGAACGTCGGAAATGTATTTAAAGATATTGCTAAGATTTCAGCTGTTGGGATTGGTGCGATTACTGCCACTGCTCTTGCATTCAATAAGTTGACTGATGTATATGGGAAACAAGAGTTGGCTGTAATGAAGCTTGGTGCTGCTTCTAAGAACAATCCGTTGATTGATGGTAAGGCTGTTAAGGGATTAATGGCTTATGCAAGTGCAATGCAAAAAGTAACCACCTATGGAGATGAGGCTGTAATTCCTCTCATGTCTATGGGTGTTGCTATGGGCCATTCTGAAGAGACTATTAAGAAAGTAACCGCCGCGGCTATGGATTTAGCTGCAGGAACTGGGATGTCTCTTGATTCAGCATTTAAAAACTTGTATAAGACATTTGGTGGTATGACTGGAGAGTTGGGTGAAAGCATTCCAGCCCTTAAGAATCTTACTGTTGAACAGTTGAAGAATGGAGATGCTGTTGCATTCATTTCTAAACAATACGCTGGAATGGCTGAGTCGATAGCTAATTCAAACTCTGGTATTAAAGAACAAACTAAAAATATATTCGGTGACATGCTTGAGTCTGTGGGTAAGGGAATGGCACCGATCAGTAATATAGTAATGAAAAAACTACAACCTGTATTTACAAATATAGGAAAGTGGTTTGAGGACAACTCACAACAGATTACAAACTTCTTCCTCTATTTCGGTGAAATTGCAAGAATTGTTATAAATAGAGTCGGTGATGGATTTAGAAAGATGTTTACATGGGATTGGTTGGTTAAATACGTCTCTACCATGTTTGAAGGATTAAAAAATATATTCTCATCATTCATCAAGTTTGCTGTAAACCTTGTAATTGCGTATGGAACTACAATCTGGCTTCCATTAGCTAAAGGATTTGAATGGATTGGTTATGGGATCAGAGTTGGATGGCAAGCGATGATTAATGGTCTTGCGAAGGGTATTAATTGGCTTGTAGAAAATCCTGTGAACGCTATCGCCGTTGCATTCAAAACAGTAGTTAACGCTATCGGAGAGTCTATTCAGTTTATCCTAAATGGACTTATATTTATGATTAATACTGTCATTGCAGGATTGAATGTTGTATTAAAAGGTGCTCATGATGCAGGTCAATTATTAAAACACCCCGTTGATAAATCGAAGAGAGAAGCATTTGATGGTGGTATAAAAGATGTTGCGAATGTTGATATTGAATGGTTAGATCCCAAGTTGCATAAACAGCTTACTACAAATCTAAAGGATTGGATTGTTGATTTAAAAGAAGTACCAAAACCTAAAGAAGAATGGGATGATATTGCTGCAAAAATAAAAGAAGTATGGATGAAGACTGCAGACTCGGGTATGGATGTATTATCAACTACTCTTCAGAGCATGATGGCAGGCGGTCAAATATTAGCTGAACCATTCAAAGAAGCATTTGCTGGATTTAGTACAGAGTTTAAAGAAATATTACTTAGAGAACTTCCTCCCGAAGCCGTGAATGCCATGGATGCAATGCTGGCTAGTTTAGCTGATAGTATACCTACTGTCAAGCTGACTAAATGGGAAGTATTTTCAAATTACATAACTGATGGATTAAAAGATTTGGGCATGGGTATAAAATCCATCGTCCCAAAAGCAATAGATGGAATGGAATATTTCTCTAAAGGTTTTGTCGCCGCTGTATCAAATCCAGTTGAGGCAATATCAGATACATTTGATTCTATAAAAGAAGGAGTCGGAACTGCAGGAATTGCTTTGATAAATAAAATTAAAGGTGTTAATATAGAGACTGGAGAAAAGATTGAAAAGAAGAAAGACGAGAGTTCAATATTCGATTCAATAGGTTCTGCTCTATTAAACTTTGGTGGTTGGTTGCTTGATATGGCTATGTCAACGCAAGCCTTAACTGATGTGTTTTCGTTCCTCGCTGATACACTCGGTAGTATGTTTGAGTCAATAATAGTACCGATAGCCAATGCTCTTATGCCCATAGTAAATCTTCTTCTGTCTTTTGCGGCTGAAGCGATGAATATATTAATGCCTGTTATAGATGCAATAGCTTCATTGTTTATAGCATTAACAAGTCCACTGACAGAAATATTAGAAACTGTTCTTACTATGTTAAAGCCTGTCATAGATGTATTGGTTCAAGCTTTCGGTATAGTATCAGATCTTCTTATTCAGATAATGCCTGTAATACAAACTGTACTTGATGCTGTCGCTACTATACTAGCTCCAGTTATTAGTTTTATATCTTCGCTGTTAAATTCATTGGCTCCTGTATTCAAAATGATAGGAGATGTTTTACTTGCTATAGCTCCCATCATTGAAGCTATCGGTTATTTAATAGGTTCTATTCTCGCACCGGTTCTTCAATTCCTGTCTGATTTAATCGGTGCAATATTGACACCGGTTATTAATGTGTTGAGTAATATATTAGTTGTGTTGACACCTGTAATCCAGATTATAGCAAATCTTATGAAGGCTTTAGCTCCATTGTTTAATGTACTTGGTACAGTATTAAGTGTTTTATTAATACCTCTTCAAATATTTGGTTCTCTATTATCATTATTGAATCCTATATTTACGATACTTGCCGCCGTTATTGACTTTCTAAATCCCGTAATCGTAGTGTTTGCCAAGATATTGGATGCAGCTACTCGTCCCATTG